AATCACATATCAAGAACAGCTGCAAATCGTGGTACTAAAGTTCATCATATGTGTGAAGACTATTTAAACAATGTTGAATTTAATTCTCCAATGGAATGGGAGAAACACAAAAAACATTTCTTACCGTATTGTCTTTTTCAACAATTAAAAGATAATGCGTTAACTTACATAGACAACATCTATGCTCAAGAAGCTGGATTGTACAGTGACAAGTACAAAGTAGCAGGCAGAGTTGATTGTATTGCTGAGTATAAAGGTGTGCCGTCTATTATAGATTTCAAAACATCAACCAAAGAACGTAAAGATGAATACAACGAAAGTTATTACATTCAAGGTTCTGCGTATGCTGAAATGTTTGGTGAACGTACAGGTGTAGAAATATCTCAGGTGGTTATCTTGGTCGTGACAGAAGATGGAACTGTTCAAGAGTTTGTTAAAGAAAAACACGATTACCTTAATTCTTTAGTAGAAACTATTGCGGAGTGGAATGAACAAAATAAAACGTAAGAGACTTGACAAGTTAGTGTCTGTTGTGGTATAAATATAGATACAATTTGTTGATGCAAGTTGAGAGCTGATCTGGACGGGGGTGCAAATCCCCCCAGCTCCACCACAAATACATTGGAGAATAAAATGGATTGGATTACAGCAGACCTTATAGATGCAATAAATGAAACATCTTGGTTTGATGGTATTGGAACAATACTTATTTTACTTGCCACTTATGCAGCTTATAAGTGGATTAAGAAAAATATCTAGTGTGTTTGTGATGGGGCTGAATAGGTTCGACAGGCAGAGGTAGATGAGTGGAGAATTGTCGGGTGATTCCGTTATCGGTCAAAACTATAAATGCAAACGAAGATAACTTTGCACTTGAGGATTATGCGCTAGCCGCATAGTTGCTCGGGGTTTTGGTGAGTTCCTATCAACAGAATACTCACCACTTTTATAATGACTATAGGAAATAATAATGGCGTTTACTACATCAAAAACATTTACAGTTGCAATAGAGAATATTGCTAAAGATTTAAATATTACACATATGGACGCAATTCTATATTATTGCGACAAAGAAGGCATTGAACCTGATTCAGTTGGTTCTCTTATTTCTAAAGGACTGAAAGAAAAAATTGAAGCAAATGCAAGAGACTTGAACTTTTTACCTAAAAGAGCTCAACTGCCTATATAAAGAAAGCCTTTCAATGGAAGCGATTGATACCTACCTGATGTATTGTGCAATGAAAGCACACTTCGGCAAAACTGATTATGACTTTGTTACCTATCATGGCAAAACTCGTATCAAGCGAGATTCTTTCTACAAGAGAAAGGATAGAGGTTTCTTTGTCAAAATTTCAAGAAAATATAAAACAGAAGAAAACATAAAGAATTATTTTGTCTCTAATTTTATTAAGGACGGCAAAGGTTATGTGTCTAACTTCAGTGATGAAAACTATGAGGAATGGAAAGACAAAAGAGTTAATTTTTACAATCAATTTACACTAGAGATTAAGCCTTTAGTTAAAAACTTCAATCCCCTTTTTAATATTGAGAGTGACGAACACCCTATATTATTAAAGGAATATCTTGGAAAGAGAGTGTCATTAGAAACTCTTATTGTACTTGATGAGTTGGTTGAGTTTAGTAAAACGTGGAACAAAAAATTATCTGAGGATTACATATGGCAAGACATTAAAAAACTTATGAATAATTATAAAAGGTTCTTGACTTTGGACAAGGAAAAGTATAGAATGGTATTATTAAATCTAATAGAAGGAGTTTAACTATAATGGATTTAGGTGAAATTGTGACCACTGAAAGAGCAGAAATCGCAATTAAAACACTCGACATTGTTGAGTCAGAAAACAAAAAACTTATTGCAAGGGTGAAAGAATTAGAGTACGATTGTGCTGAACTTTCTAAGAAAAATTCTGAGATGAGCGAAAGAATTAAAAAACTTGCAATGCGACAACCATCATGGCCAAAGGGGTTTCGCCCTCAAGGTCGCAGACCTGATAACAGGAGAGATGACAGACGATAAATGATTTGTGGGGTTATAGCTCAGTTGGGAGAGCGTCTGGTTTGCATCCAGAAGGTCGTGGGTTCGATCCCCTCTAACTCCACCACTTTTACTGCTGGTATAGTTAAACGGTATAACAGTTGCCTTGTAAGCATCAATTCTAGGTTCGATTCCTTGTACCAGCACCAATTTTGAAAAGGACATATTATGGGAACTAAAGTATTAACACTCACATTAATTGCACCAAATAGAAAACCACCTAGTAGTAATGTGCGGTGGTTTGCACTTGCACTTGCACTCATGAGTGTCATTTTTCTTGCATCGGGAAGTGTTGCTTCTCAATGGATAGGTTGGTCGTTGTCTGTGGTTGCTTGTGTGTTTTGGGCAAATTTTGCAAGGTTAGATAAAGATACTCCAAGAATGTTGATGGAGTTATTTTATCTTGGTGCATCTATTTGGGGGATATACAATTGGATATAGAAGTAACACTTAAAGACTTCATGGGAAGCGACTTGACTGTTGTTAATGCAGCCAGAGTTTCTTTTGATAAAGAATCTGATTGGGAGAAAGGATTTGATAACGACTTAGAAGGCCTTCTTAATTACAGTGATGAAAAATTAATAAAGTATCTTGCAAAACACAATCACTGGAGTCCATTCGGTCATGCGTCTATGCAGTTTAGAATTAAAGCTCCTGTGTTTGTTGCAAGACAATTAGTTAAACATCAAATTGGTTTAACGTGGAACGAAGTATCTAGACGATATGTTAGTGATGACCCATCAATCTATTGTCCTGATACATGGAGAGCAGCTGCATCAGATAAGAAACAAGGTTCTGATGAAGAAAAGACTGTAGAGTGGATTAAGGACAGTTATCCTGATGATGAGGACATAAGAGTTGGGACTGTGTACAATAAAGCTGTTGAACACGCAGTTAAAGCTTATGATATGTTAATCGAGGGTGGTGTTGCACCAGAACAAGCACGAATGGTTCTGCCTCAGTCTATGTTTACAGAATGGTATTGGTCTGGAACACTTTATGCATTTGCAAGAGTATGTAACCTAAGATGCAAACCAGATGCACAATATGAAACAAGAATGGTTACAAATAAAATTGACAAGGTTGCACAGGATATGTTTCCTGTTAGTTGGGAGTGTTTAAGAACATGAAATCTTTAGTTATTGGCAATGGAGAATCACGTTCGTGGTTCAATCCAAGTAAAAACAATATTGGTTTAGACGAAGTTAAAACTTGGGGATGCAATGCAATTTATCGTGACGGTGTAGTAGACAATCTTGTTGCAGTTGATTACGCAATACAACAAGAAATTGTTAAATCTGAGTATCCACTTGAAAATAAATGTTGGTTTACAAACTGGTCTGTTGTTCCAGATTTTGTAGCAGACACAATGTTTATGGGATACAACATACCCGAATCTTTTATTCATTATAGTGGAGATGGTCTAACTGGTAAATGTGTTATCTCAGGCAAAGACCCTGCTACTCTGCAAGAGAAAATTGATACAGCTATGCACATGAATCCAGACTTAGATGCAGATGACCTTCGTATGAAAATGGAAAAGGACTCTGGTGTTTGGATTACCTATGTTACTGGTGAAGAAAGAATTTGTCCTATTGGAGAATACATTAGGGGTTGGTCTGCGGGCAATTCTGCATTACATTTAGCATGTGACCCACCTATGCACGAAACACTAGGTAGATTTCCTGTTAAACCAGATGAGGTATATATGATTGGATATGACTTGTCGGCATATGATAAACCACTAAATAATATGTACAAGGGTACAGACAATTATCTTCCAGCAAACGCAAAAGGATTTAGTGCAGTAAATTGGGGCAAACAGCTAAAATCTATTTTTGTTCTAAATTCTGATACTACTTTTTATTGGGTTGATGCAACAGAAGAAGGTAGAACATTAGCAGATGCATTTTATTTAAAAAATGTAAAATATATTAATAAAGACAAATTATGTGAGGAATTAAAAATAACATGAGTGGAGTTCCTATATTCCCAGCTGGTATTATAAAACAGTATAATAGTCCAATACCATTTGTTGATACGATTGATCTAAATCAATTTTCATACGAAAAATTTAAGGGTTCAACGAAATTAAGAACGGAAAAATATTTAAATATATTACTTGACCCAGCAATGAAAGACATTGCAACATGGATTGAAATGCAAGCCAAAGATTATCTAGACAACGAACTTGGCCTAGAGTATGAAGAATTTTTCTTTTCGGAGAGTTGGTTAAACATTAGTGGTAAAGGTGGCAAACAAGGAATACACAATCACTCTAACTCAATCATTAGTGGAACATACTATTTAAAGTCAGAGGACGGACACCCACCACTGGTTTTTCACAGATCAAAATACGA